AAAAGCTTCTGTATTTTGCAGGTAAGTGTCAGCTGCCCCAGACTCCTGCTCTGTACTGGGGTTCATCACTGTTGTTACATTTGTATCATTTCTACTCTGTGAATTACTAATCCGATTATCAGACCAATGTAGTACGGATTAACCCTACATTAGACTTGGTGTCCCTAACTATATCTTTCCCCACCAAAACACTCTTCTATTGGCTATTAATTTGGGATCAAGGGTAATCATAATATAGTTAAATTTAATTTATAATTAAAATCTATGCCTCTGTTTAAAGTCAGGTTCGTGGTATAGCGTCACTGATTTTATACGTGTTGTATTTAAATTAAGTGCGTGGCATGGCGTCACTGATCTTATACAAGTCAAATTTAGGTCGCGAGATCGTTGAGAGAGATTCAACCCACCAGTCTCGCGCTTGGTAAAGTGTGGGGAGATCAACATCCACACCCTTATCTATAGCGTATTCCAAAATTGTTTTCCTAAAGTTCTGGAAATACACCTCTCCATGCGCAAACGCTTCCATACAAGCATTAAACGCATTTATGCTGGTCCCATCAACAGCTGACGTTGTTGTCCAACAAATCATTTCCTCTAAAGTGTCTGTTTCTAGTGGTCCAAACCATTGCCCTCGTCTCAAAACAAATCCTCTTTTCAAAAAGGAAGCTTCGTCTAATCCTACGAACGTTCTCTTGACTTCTCCCTTAGTGGCATTAGTACACTTCAAACCAATCTCTTCCATTATCTCCGCATAGCTCACTTGGTTAAACCATAATGCAACTTCGTCTCTAACAGACAACAACATATCGTCTCCATAGGCCACACCGTACACATTCTCCGAAAATCCAGTCAACGATCTTTTTCCTAAATGCTTTTCCCTCAACATCATGTAAGCGTACCTCCAGTTGAATAAGTTAAGTAGACAATTAACTATTGTTGTTAAATAACACCCACTAGGCATGGAGTGATCCATCTGAACAAAATATCCATTCAATACCCAAACTGAACTAGCTATATACTCAAACAACACTCTCCTGATTTGTTTGTTCTCCTCACCATCATCATACCACTTATTTATAGTTTCACACGCGGCAAGCATGGCCTGCCTCATGGTTTTTGCGTCCCATGACTGATAATCCAGTGCCATGATATTGTTGCCACCTTTCCTTTTAAGGTTGCCAGCTAGTATTTTCCAATCCATGCTAAAAGGATTTAATCCCAAACCTATACCATTGTCGATTCGATTACCCATCATCGCCTCCACAAAACTTCCAAAATACATTTTGTGTACTATATTCAAATCTACGGGACCAGCTGCAAACATCCTAGTTGATAGTGATTCAATTTTGGCGTGGGATCTCTTCTCGTCTTTGAGAGAAGCTGTAAAAATTCCTCTCTGGAGTAACCGTTTATTCTCTTTAGCGGCTACTATTAACTCATCCACTGCCTTTTTCATTTCCGGGTTTGTAGTGTCATACTTCTCTCCTTTTCCTAGCCACAAGGTCTTATCCTTGCATTTTTTCGACCAGGGAAACCCTGGACTGGTTGTTCTCTCAATGGGCCCTAGATTCGTATTTTCGCCCGTGATTGCTTCGGCATAAGACAACACTTTACGTGAGCACTTGTATGTTCCTCTCATTAAACTTGCGGCCATATCATCCACTATCTCATCCACTACCTGTTGATCTACTACAGCAGTATCCGTACACAACTTCTTCATCTGCACTTCCAATATATCAATCTCACTATGCTCCAACACTGCTGGCCCCTTTTTCACTGGTCCAAATGGACCATGTCCATCTCTCTGTAGTTCCGACGCAACGATCTTGGTTGTCCTCTTTTGTTTCCCTGTACCCGTGTGTCCCAACACACTATGGACATTCTCAAAAGGACCCACCATCAATGGAGTCTTCCACACGGTCTCTCCCACTAACTCAACTGCGCAAGCCTTACCATCATCGCAACGTTCTAGAAACTCTCCAATATCTTCTCTAGTGATAGATGATGCGAAGCCTAATGTACCAGGATGCCCCTTAGCGCCAGCTACGTGCAATCCTCCTATAAATATGGAATCCTTAGTATCAAATATCAAACAACTACCACACATTCCAAGTCCTGAAACTCCTTGATATCCTATAAGATTGGGGTTGTCTATTATCTCACCTCCGTTCGAATATTTTTCATGTGCACCTCTTAAAGAACCTGGTGTTATATCCGAGAACCTTATTCCGAAAACTTGACGTGAACCATTTTCCAACTTAATGTTATCGTGAACAACCCTAGCGACATAAGCACTACCACCATGTTTAGTTTTTGCGAACATATCCTCTAGTGACACATCTCTTGATCTAAAATTTTTAACAATACTCTTGCACGGTGGGGTCTTATTTGTAAACCATATCATCGCCAAATCACTACTACTGTTATCCACAATTTTTCCTATCTGCCATGTTACTATCTCATTTGTCCCGCAACCCAATTTGCTGACCTCAACTTTCTGACCGACTTCAAAGAACTGAGCTTCATGACCAACCATCATAGCTCCCTGTTTCTCAACTAACAGTGCCGTATACCAACCACCAGTGTCTTTCCTCTTAATGCGGATGATGTTCTTTCCCACTTTCTCACAAAATTTTCCTTGTCTCTCAGATCCATGCTCAACGATTGAGCTAGTATATTTCTTGCATGGTATGTCCTTTACTCCACCGATTTTATCTGCTGTTATTTTTACACCAAGTCCCAGCAGGGTGGCTCCCTTATTAAGGAAATCTTCTACATCTTCAACTGCCGCATGCATCACCTCGTGGAACATTACTTTGTCGGCAAGATGCCTATACTGAGGATCTTCATTCTCATTGTACAGCATGTCGTGCTTAGCTGCAATCTCGTCTACTCTAGATAACGGTACATCCCTGTGGTCTACATCAGTGTGGTTCCTCATAAATGAGGCAATTTCTTCCTTGATATCATGGCATACTCCTTTGATGTACTTTGGGACGTCTCTTACATCGTATTCTACCTGCTTAGCTAAGTCATTATTAGGGCCAACATATGCTGTACCCGGCAACGTCATCACTTTCCTACCAATGATCTCTCTAATTTTATCATAAAAAGTTCCCTTATCATACTTGCTCTCACACCTATATAGCATGTCCTCTTCCTTGAGATCTCTCTTATCAGCAATACAGGGTGCTCCCATCGTGTGTGCCTTACAGTGATCGTGATATCCCACGCTACACTCCGATGACATGGTAGCGCACACAGTGTCATCTATATCAAGCACCTGTTTATACATCTTAGTGGACACTCTCATACCTAATATCTCAGCTGTGTCCAATATATCACCTAACCAAGCTCTTATATGGGCAGCTTTAGGTCGCAATTTCAGGGTGTATCCTCTACTTACTGATGGTCTGTACATCTCTACAACACGTGTTTTCTTTCCTGATAAAGCTTCACACAATTTACAATCTTTTACTGGCACCAATGATGTGCAATACGGCAATCCATATATTTTCCTAATGTCATCACCCCGTTTAAGAGCGTCAGCTACCCTACATTTACCACTACCAAAGATTTTGGCACAGGCAAGACCTCCTCCAACGATACACAACGCGCTAAGTGCAATGTCCCAGTAAGATAACAGATAATCTGCCAAGCACTTAGCCGTTCCTTTCGCTTTATCAAACAGATGCGCTACAAACTCACCAGCCTTAGTGTTAGAACCTTTTGAAATTAACCTAATGACGGCATCCTTACTCTTAGCAAGAAAATCACCAAACTCAACCCGGACCGTGTCAACGCGACTGAAGGTTCCAGCAAAAAATTGTTTTGGTCCCATTATTTTGATAGCTGCTATCATTGGTTGTGGATCATAGTCCCTATAATCGAAAGTCTCTGCAACAACACACGTCTCTTCTTCCATTTCCTGTACCATCTTGTTGTACTCATCTTCCGTGATTTTCCGATCCAACCTAGAACAGTCTGCTGCTTTTGGGATATAATTAGTAGACTTCGACGTTTGTCTAAGTATCATCTCTTCAACTACTTGTTCAACCAACCTATCTAGCGCATTCACTGACACTCTTTCTACACCTCTATCACCTCCCATGCAGCCATACTTGTCAATGGATAGTTTGTGAGCATTATTGTAGAACTTAGGTGCCTCAAATTCAATTCCTGCTTTTTCCTTGACATCTGCTAGAGTCCACTCGTCAGGCATTTTCATTCCTTTCCTAGCCATCATCTTCTTTGCCACCTGCAAACATTCATTACTCCACGTTGCATTGGATTTAATAGGACAGTATCTTTTAACCCTTTGGTCTCTCATAGCTCCTGTTTCATCTACTGGACAGTCTTGCTCTCTATAGTATCCTTCTTTAAGTTCCGTCGATACATTGAATGTTATTCTTCTTCTAATAGCTGGCACGTGCTGTGGTATTTTGCTCTTAATGGTCGGGAATTCTACATTACTAGTACCAACAATCAATGGTGAATTAAAATATTTAGTTCCCTTTTCATGTGCTTCAGCCATAGGTAGCGGGTAAGGCGCACAATTCACCATTCTCTGTATCATGGTTATACTAAGCTCTGGCTTACTAGGTGAATCAATGTCAGCAAATAGTTCATCCAGCAGGGTAGCAAATTGATTGTTGTAATCAGACCACCATTCTTCTGCTATGTTCTTTGTGTAAACCAAGGAATCGCCATTGCTCGTGGTATCCAAATGCAACGCCTTGCATTCAATATTCTTGATAAATAGTCCATCCTGAATCTCACACATCTTACATCTAGCTACTTCCAATTCTCGCCATCTGGTGTCACTGGCTAATTTTGAATGGACCCTTTCAACAAAATTTTTAACAAGACTAGACTTTCCTTGATCTGGTGGTCCATGAAAATTGACCATTACCGGTTCAGGACGTGCTGTTGTGTATCCAGCCAGGTGGTGTTTAGCTTTCCTATAGAAGACTTCTGCAGAATGCAGCAATTCTGAAACACGCTTATGTAACACAACATCTTTGTTTTCAAACATCTTTGGTTTCATTAGCACTAAATACTCATATGACCTAACTAATCCTGATGCTCTCACAGGGTCCGATATTGCGGCCATTCTATCTTCGTTCAAATTGAACTGCTCCAAATCGGTGATTGCTAGATTCACGTTGGGATATAACTTATCCATCTTCCTAATGCTCATACTTCTACCTGTGACTACAAACAACAGCGCGTCGTAAATTTTTGAACCTATGTCCTTAGTAAGCGTGGTCCTGTCCCTATGCGACATTTTATTCATAAAATATGACTTGATGTTGGTTGCGACATAGTTAGCTATCTTCTCTGGTGAACTGTGTGGTGATTCAAGAACGTTGGTTAAAATGAATAATATGCCTCCGACTCCCATGGATATACCATTTATAGTTTTCTCCTCATCCAGACTCATCCATTCTTTCACATTATCCTTAATAGACTGTGCTTCATACTCGATTTGACCTGACATTATATTCATGTGAATTCTTTGTTCACTCCTGCACTTGATTCCACCTAAAATTTCTTTGAACTTAGACCAAAATGCATTAACCTTATCCACTGCAAATTGCCCTAATCCTTTCATGAATAAGTATGAACACAGTGTTGCTACAAGCGTTGTAAAGCCACCTGTGCCTGACATTATTGACGTTACCAATCCTGTTGCTAACATTCCAAAGAACACTTTAAAATCTACTATTTCATTTAGATTTTTGATTGGACCTGTGACTTTGGCAAAACACTCATCCAGATACGTGGTAAATTTCTCGAATTTGGGTAACATATTGTTTAATGATGCTAGCACCGTGTTCACACCATTCAAAGTTTTCTTCACATCAGGTAATGCAGTTTCCATCGCACTCTTAGCTTGCGCCGCTACAGTATTAACTTCGTCAATAGAGAGACGGGCCATAGTGGCACAATCCGATATATTCTGCATCATAGGGCCTGCTTCCCTTAATACATTTGAGAATTCTTTTCCTAACAGGCCTGTCTGCGCTTCGTATATGGGTCCACCTCCAAACTCTACAAACATCTTGCATTCTTCGACAACTTCCTGTACAGCATCGGGTCCAAATTCATCATATTGGACGTCAACAGCCTTTATTTTTGGAACCATTTTTGGTGTAAAGGGCTCTAAAGAATGAAGCTTGGGGTCATAATATTCGATGCCTATCCTCCTATACATTTGTCTGGCCTTCTTGCCATACCCTCGGCTACCTCCTCCTGTCATATTGACATAGACAAATTTTCCTATTTCTTTGCACCACACTTTGTGTCTTCTTAAACTTAGCTCCCTGTATAATGCTTGACGCCTATCACGAGCCCACTTCATTCTCTTGAAAGTTGACAGCGCTTCTGCCAACCGTGTGGCGAAATCGAATTTCTCTACATAAGTCCTAAAATCTTTTTTAATACTTCTGGTGCATGCATTATAACCACCACATTTATGCTCTTGATCCTGACCTACTGACCACCAGAAATTACTCATTGCCGGTTTCACGCACTCCTCATGTTCTCTCCCTTGCCACTTGTACCACCATGGCTGATCTTCTAACTTTTGGAAGCACTGATTAAGTATACACTTATAGCTATTGCACGTTAGGCTGGTTGTAATACCTTGGCAACACGCTGGTTTATCACAGTTATTTGCTGGATGACTCTTATCAAATAAAGCGTTTGTTACATCTATGAATGTCCTAAGCTCCCAAACTTGCCTCATTAAGTGCAATAGTCCTTTGTCACCTTGCACGAAATCCTCACTGGTTAACTCTTTCTCAATTTCCTCAATTGTTGGTATATATTCACATCTATCACACATTAATCTAAAACGGGGTTGATGGATACCGCCTGGGCCAAATTTAAGACGTGATATTAAGTCATTTGTGATCCCTTTGCGTCCTCTAATTCCATCGCACATGGCACATGGTAGTACTGGCCCTGTCTCTGCTTGCAACCAGTTAGAGCGGGCTTCTAAT